GCGCAAAGTTCTTTGAAGCCAAGATCCCGACTTTTGATGGAGCTCAGGCACAATTGCTCCTTATAAAGTTGAACCAGGATATGTATTCGCATTATGTTCAGGAGGTTGGATCGGTAACCCCAGCCACACAATTGAATCATGATGATACAGAGTACTGGAGCACTTTTACATATCAATCCCGCACCGCCCCCGGCTATAGCGGGTCTGTACTTGTGACAACTTCAGACCATACACCTGGAAAAATTATTGGCATTCATACGAGTGCAAACACGGATATAGGGCGTGGAATTGCAGTGGCTACATCTAGGCAGCTCATAGAGAGAAATCTCGACGATTTTACTAGCGAATGTAGCCTTACCACCACGCACTGGATTCATGGACGCACGCCTTACCAAGAGGAATGTTTGTCAGAGTATGGGCCCATTATGCCACTGGGTGTTGTGAAGGATTCACCCTTTCGAGGTTTGAAGACTGAACTCCAACCCAGTGCCATACATGGACTCGCATACGCAGCTACAACAATTCCAGCCAAACTGAGAACGTTTACTAACCCGGAAGGCGAAGTAGTAGACCCCATGGCTAAAGGATGTGCAAAAGTACTCACAGAACAAGTGTATGTAGACAACAAGATCATAGACATAGCACAGCATGATATTTCACAACTCTTAGAAACGGACGCACCCAACGAACGACGTATACTCACCATTGACGAAACGCTTAGAGGAACAGATAGCATCAATCCCATCAATCGAAAGACATCACCCGGATACCCCTATGTGTTAGACAACCCAGGCAAAGGGAAACGCCATTGGTTAGGCGAGGAGGAATGGCATTACGACGCAAAGTTAGAACAGGATGTTGAAGAAATGAGACAACACTGTTTGGCAAACAAGCGTACAGATGCCATCATGACCGCCACACTGAAAGACGAACGACGACCCATCGCCAAGGTTATGGCAGGAAAGACTCGCGTGTTTGAAGCAGCCCCCATGCAGTTCACTGTGCTTTTCCGGCAATATTTTGGACAGTTCATAGGCCATGTTTACGATAACCGCATTGATA